CGGGCTGCAACTGTGCGCAACCTTGCCAGCAGAACCCTATCGATCCGCATCATAACAATATCCTTCATCATGTGATCCTTACGTTTGTATAGCCAGAGCGCTTTCCGATTAATGTGCCAACCATGTCAGGCGTGATTTCCTTGCCGGGATTGCTGGCAACATTACTGATCGACATCTTATGTTCTCCGCACTTGACCGAAGCCTTGTCCTGCGATGTGTTCATAAGCTCCAGCTTCGCACGGGCCTTCATTAGAATCATGGCCTTGGCTTCGTCAGCACGAGCTGCGGCATTCTTCTCGTCTTCCTTGGCGGTCTTATAGTCCGAGAAGAGCAGCGCGTCTGCGTCATCGAGCACCACATCGCTCTTGGGCAGCGTCCCCATGAGCTTCGTGATAGCGCCAACGTCCGTCGTGTAATCAGGCTCAGGCTCCTTGCCGTCGGCAATCGACTGCCAGAACGCTGTGATCTCATGCTTGATAGCGTCAATGATGTTGTCATTGCGCGGGATCTTCATGCGGCGCGGCTCGTCATCGATCAGGGCAACAAGCCATGCGTGATCCGAAGTCGTGCAAGCCAGCTGGTGCTGCACCTGAAGCAGATAGTTCTCAGGCGCTTCATCAATCTCTTCGCCATTGTAGTGCCAGCCATAGCCACGCGCAGACCATTTGATCTCCACGGGAGCATTGCCTGTGATGTAATCGAACGACGCTCCCATGCCGGGGCAATCATCGACAGTGTAATAGTCACTGACCTTCCCAAGATCCATTGACCAACGGTGAGAAGCCCAGTTTGCAATACCGCTCTCAAGGAATGTCCCAGCTTGCACAGCCTTATTCCCAGAGATGTCCTCCGGCGGCAGCTTGCCGGCCTTCTCCATCCACAGTTGCCAGCGGCTCGAATAGGGCGAAAGCCCAAACAACGCAGCAACATCGCTCCCACCAATGTGCTGAGAACGCAACTCGTGCCAGTGCTTCTGGTCACGTACTTGTATAATAGCCATTTTTATTCTCCGGTTGTGGCCGTATCTAGTCGGCCTACACATGGCATACAGTTGTCTACATAGTGATGTCAAGACCCTTGTAAACATCTTCAACAGACCGGGCCAAAATATATATCCCGCCGCGCTTTTCCCACGCATTCTGCCATGCTGCTTGGGCCAGCCTCTGCTTTCCCTTCTCGGTCTTGACCTCGATAGCGAACGCTCGGCCCGGTGACATAACCCCAAGCAGATCGGGCGTCCCCTCAGGTGCGGACTGGATGACACGGGCTCCGCCATCGAGCGGTCGGAACTTGCCCACGTTGATGCGGAACATCATGATGTCCTGCCTCTGGCCCAGAGCGAGGCGGATCTCCTGCTGGATTGCAGCTTCTGATCTCACTGCAGGGTTTCCGGCTGCTCATCGTTATTCAGCTGCTCCAGCGCGGCCTCAGTAGCAGCCATCATGGCAGCAAAGCACCGATGGATGTCGATCTCTTGTATCTTCCGGTCTTCATGCCACTGATCAATCACATGCAGCATCTCGAATGTCAGCGCATGGATCAGCGATATTGGCACAATTACCGAATGGAATCCTGCGTCTTCCCCATCGTCATCTTCCATATCGCTGCCCTTTCTTCTGCCGTCAGGCCGTTGGTTGTTTGAGCATCGCGCATACCGACCTTCTTGGCAAGTCGCGACGCCTCTTGCCCGCAGATAACATTGAATGCCCACTGCGTAGGATTCTTGTAGCCGCGCTTGCGTGCGACACTGGTGAGAACTCGATGCCTCTTCTGCATCAATCCCTCTTGCGTGCTAATGTCTGGATCATCGTCCCGGCTGGTCATCACCAGATCGCCATCAACGTGCTTCACTTTTCTGGCCGTGACAGGGTAAACGTGGCCGCACATGGGGCATGTAGGCGTCGGCTTGTGAACCGCGAAGCAGGCGGTGCATGTCCGAACAGACACGACCTTCTCCGCATTCTTGCCGCGCCCCGTTACAAAGCCATCGGCTAGGCTCCAGTCCCTCTCATCGTCAATGAATCCATGACGGGCGGTGTTGCCTGCGTGATCAAGGATAATCGTGCGCTCCTTGTCAGGGTGCGGCCTGATTGCTCGACCGCATTGCTGCAGGAACAGCCCAAGGGATTTGGTCGGGCGCAGCAGGATCGCGACCTCGACGGACGGAAGATCGAAGCCTTCGCTCACCAGATCGCAGCTCGTCAGGATCTGAACGCGGCCATCCTCGAATGCTTTGAGAACGCCATCCCGCTCGGTGTCGTCCATGCCACCGTCAATGTGGACGGCATCATAGCCAGAGCTGCGGAAGTCCTCAGCCACATCCTTGGCGTGCTTAACGCTGACGCAGAACGCAATCGCCTTCTTGCCATCCGCGTATTTGCTATAGTGCTTGACCGCGCTGCCCGTGATGATCGGCTTATCCATTGCGTCTTCGAGCTGCTTGGATACGTAATCGCCCATGCGCGTGCCCACAGAGCCCAGATCAGGGGCGCTTGGTGCATAGACAATAGCGGGGGAAAGAAAGCCCTGTGCGGTCAGCTCAGCGACTGTAGGCCCCATCACCATGTCATCGAACATCTGGCCCATCCCTTTGCCGTCAAGGCGCTCAGGTGTAGCCGTAACGCCAAGCACACGGGCAGACGGAAAGCCAGCCACGACCTTGCCCCAGCTGCTGGCGGGGGTGAAGTGATGCGCTTCGTCACCGATGATTAGATCGAACGGCTTCATAGCCTTCATCCGCCGCACCAGCGTGAACACGGATGCCACCACCACATTGGCAATAGGAACGCCCGGCGTGCCCCCAGACAGAACAGCGTGAGATACACCGACCTTCTTCAGTGCGCCGCTGATTTGCTTGAGCAGCTCACGCCTGTGCGCCACAATCAGGATGCGCTTGTTATTCTTCGCCATGCCTGCTGCGATGTAGCTGAAGATAACCGTCTTGCCCGATCCCGTAGGGGAAACGAGCAGGGTTTTCTTGTGCCCAGCGCGAAAGCTGTCACGCACAGCCTGAACGGCTGATTCTTGGTAGTCTCTAAGCTGAACCATGTGTTTCCTTATGTGGCAGACTATCTTCGCCCCGGCCTGCCAGCAGGGTTCCAAAGTGCCTTAACGACACGACCGAAGCTGATCTTCTTCCAACAGGTGATGCAGGTTGAGGCGCTTGGCCTCGTGCTCAAGGCTTTGGACTTTGCGTCGCGCAAGATCCAGCTGCTGAGGCAAGATCCTGATCCGGTATTTCATGTATCGCAGTTGGTCGTCGTTCAAAACCGAATCTCCTCATCATCCCATTCGTAAATGTCCCATCCGAAATTATATTGCAGGAATTGGCGCAGGGTCATTTGCTTTCCTTTAGTGCTGCGAGGACTTCGTCCAATGCTCGACGCGATACGCCCACCATTTCTCCATCCGCGTCAATTTGCTTTTGTCCGTTCCGAAGCGCATCTAACGCAGCGGCTGGTATCTCCCGCGCTATCTTGAGCGCATCGGTCTGTTGTTCCGCTACCGCTTTGATGGCAGATGCGTAGACTAATCCGATTTCCCCGACGGATAGCCCCTGCTCGGTCTGGGGTTGGCGGAGGGCTTTGCCGCATGATGGACATTCGTCTTGACGTATCTTTTTAAGATATACCTCGGTCATTTCGTTTCTCCCGTATGTAAAACCAGTCAGCCCACGAAATGCGGCCAGACCTGCTCCCCGAAAAGTAGAAGCAACTTCGCCCCTTGCGTTTGTCGGCCATCTCAATGCGCTTAGTTTGGATTGGGTTGGTCATTGCCCCTTCTCCCGTATCTCCAGCCCACGGGCTTCCAGTGCGGCGCGGAGGCGGTGCGCTGCAAAGGCTTGAACGCAATCCCAATCATCGTGCATACCCATTTCTATCTCTGCCGCTGTTGACTTATCGTGAAGGCTAGACGGCTCACCCATATTCTTTAGATAAAGCGCGGCTGCTGCGTTTCGGTCATCCTGCGTGACTGGTGTCATCATATTCGTTTCCTTCTCACGCATCTGCTCGTTAAATGCTGCCCGTTCTTCAGCTACCTTTGCAACGCGCTCGAAACTTTCACTTAATGCAAGTTTGTGGAAATTGTCGTCAGTCATTACCCCTTCTCCCGTATTTCCAGCCCACGCGCTTCCAGTGCGGCGCAGGGTATGCGCGATTGCTCTAATGCGTCTGCTAACTCCAAGGCTTTTTGTGCGGGTCATTGCGTGGCCTTGGCGGCGACAGAAACCTCGCGGTGATAGCCGTCAATCTCGATGCTGAAAGTTGCGATGGTTCCCGCTGGCTGCGTTCGGAGCGACTGCGCAGCAAAGATTAGTTCCTCACCAAACTCAATTGCCAATCTATTACGCGCTTTTTCATCGGCCCTGTGTTGAGCAAGCACTGCGCAGAGCGCATCGAAGCGGTTGAGTTCGTTGTTGTCCACTGCCCAATAATGCATGTCGGAAACGCTATCGAAACCAAGGTGCTTTAGCGCGGCGGCGATGTCGTGTTCATCAGTCATTGCCCCTTTTCCCGTATCTCAAAGCCAAGGGCGTCCAGTGCGGCGCTCAATGATGGCGCACAACTGTCGATGACAGCATCGGCCCATCCAGCCTTTTTCATCACCTCCACCAGCGGGTCAGGCTTGGGCTTGGGCTTGGGGATGATGAGGCTGCGTAAAGTGTCAATAATAAGGTGACGCTCTATTGGCGGACCGTCTAGGTAGCCCTCCACCACATCGCTTACCTCTTGCTTAAAGGCACTAAGCTTTTGCTCGGTGGCTTCGCAGTTGGGGCAGTGTTGTGTTTTAATCATTGTTCTATCCTAATCTCGTTATGAATGTGACGCCGTCGATCGTGCGGCACTTGAAGCACTTGCCGTTGCGTATGCCATACTGGCTGACGTTGCGGCTGGTGCGCTTGGCATCACCGCGCTTGTCGGCTGGCATGGTCGCCACCTCGCCGACAGCCAGCGTGCCCATTGGGTAAATCATTGGTCTAGCCATTATTCGCAGTTCCATACTTGTGTTGATGTCTTGATGTCAGTCGGCCAGCCTGTGTCGCTGGTGAAGCTGCGCTCCTCGAAGAGGAGCATGTTGGTGGGCCTGATGAGCAGCCTGTCGCCTGTCGTCCGCATGAACATGAACTCCTTGCTCTGCTCTGGCGCGGCGCTGAAGCCGTCACTGTGCGGGCAGGCGGTGAACAGGCAGGTCGCCCGGTTATCGCTGCCATCGTAACGGGCATCGAGGTCAACCAGATATTCATAGCGAATCACATCAAACTCCGCGCCGTAACAGTCCCAGACCTGCGCGTCCTGCAGTGACCAGCACACATCCGGTGTTGCGCTGAACGCCAGCGCGTGCGGCGGCAGGTTGCGATAGACAGCGCCACATTCCAGCATCACATGGCAACCCCATGCTCGGTCGGGCTCGGATCTCAGAGCGAACCAGACGGCAGGCTCGAAGCCGTTGCCTTCCCTGCGGATGAACGAGCTGTCCACATAGACATACAGGTGGTGCGGTAGGTTTCTACTGCTCATGTCTTTCGTGCCCTCTTTAGTTTGTGATAACGCCCCTCAACGGAAGCAATCGTCAGCCCCATTTGTTCGGCTATGTATGCCGCCCTCAGGCCGTGCTCGTAATACTTCAACAGCTCTGCGTCCTTCTCAGGCGTCCATGCCATTGTAGATTGTCTTACTATTGGCATTAGTTACTGATCCCAATCCCTATATCCCCTAAACAGGCGACCCAGAAGCCGGTCGATCAAGCGCTTAATCGCACTCAATTTCACGGATCGATGTCCAGATGTATGGCATGTAACAAATCTCATTGCCGTCCTTGGTCACAGTCCAGCCGGACAGGTAGCCAGTGTTGCCAACAATCGTGGCAGCGACAGCAGGAACCGCCGCACCAGCAGCCAAACCAATGATGAATCCAATCGTTAACTTTTTCATTTCTCTTCTCCCTTTAGGTGGTCGCAATCTTCAATCTGTATAGCGATCCAGTTGTCTATTAACGTGCCACCGCCGTACCGCAGCCACGCCACAATCCGGGCGCGCTCGATCTCTGCGCCGCGCTCCATAGCACGCTCAAGAAACTCCGGCAGATTGTGGGCGGACACATACAGTTGCCCGTCAATGTCTTGCGCCTCGACTATATCACTCATAGCGCCAGACCCGGACGCCGCCTTCGGACTCACGGGCAATGAACTTCTTGCCATTGCGGCGGCCTGCATGGGACGCAGTGCTGCTCATCGAGCGCAGCGCGACACCTTCAACAAAGAAGCTCTGGCCCACATCCAGCTGCGACCAAGGGTATTTCTCACGGCGACCATTGTGCTGCCGCGCAGCAGGGATCGCATGTTCATCTTCAATTTTAAAACTCATATTATTCTCCGTTCATCTTATATATATTATACATTCATCAACAAAATTCAACTTAGAAATTACGGCGACGCCGCTCTTCCTTCAGCAACCTTTCAGCAGTCTCCATGCTAATGCCATACGCAGCGGTTATCTGGTGCGGACGCTTGCCCAGAAGCACAGTGTCCGGCCAATCGCGGATGATTCTGAAGGCCAACTCCTCGCC